CGTTCGTTCGTGATACAGCAGTTGTGGGGGGTTCGCCCCCCGCCCCCCGTTTATAAAAGCGGTAGGTACCATTAAGCTATAAACGACCCAGATCGAGAGTGTAATATTCGATACTAAAAAAATTTTTTCGCTATATAAAATCAAGGTGAGGATTCATTGTATGCAAAAAAATTTCCAGGAAAATTTTGGGTCTGTAGAGGTCGATGATTATACGCATGAGTATTACGTCAAAATACCTGAGTCGATCATAAATGAAATCAACTGGTATGATGGTACGGAGATTAATATTAAACTTGATGATGGAAATATAGTTATAACCGAACGAGAATAAGAAAACAATTTGTTGACTGCCCCCTATATAAATGGTATAATGAATTTGTAATTACACGTTATTATGGCTAAAGGATTTACAGTCAAAGCGAAATCGCCCGTTGCGAAGAAAGCAACACCGAAACCAGAGTGGGACTATGAGAAAGCAAGAGAGTTAATTCGAGGAAAATCAGTTGTCTTTTGTTTACCTGGTAGAGGAGTATCATACACTTACTTAAAGAATTTTGTACAACTATGTTTTGATATTGTACAGGCAGGAGCACAGATACAGATATCTCAGGATTACAGCAGTATGGTGAACTTTGCCCGATGCAAATGCTTGGGTGCAAATGTTCTGCGTGGTGCTGATCAGATTCCTTGGGATGGAAAGTTAAAGTATGATTATCAGTTATGGATAGACTCTGATATTGTTTTCAACACAGAGAAGTTCTATCAGTTAGTTCTCATGGACAAAGATCTTGCATCTGGTTGGTATTGCACAGAAGATGGGAATACAAGTTCAGTTGCTCACTGGATGGAGGAGGATGACTTCCGCAAGAACGGTGGAGTGATGAACCATGAGACCCTCGAAACAATGAGTAAGAGAAAGAAACCTTTTACAGTTGACTATACAGGTTTTGGGTGGTTATTAATTAAGAAGGGTGTCTTTGAACATGAAGACATGAAGTATCCTTGGTTTGCTCCAAAGATGCAAGTCTTTGAGTCTGGTGAAGTACAGGATATGTGTGGCGAAGATGTCTCGTTTTGTCTCGATGCAAAAGAAGCAGGATTTGAGATATGGGTAGATCCTAGAGTACGTGTCGGACATGAAAAAACAAGAATCATATAGGGACAACTATCGTTATCGCATACGCTCAGGTCAAGAGATCCTTGGAGATAACTTGACGACTGAGGAGTATTGTGATATGATGGAGGATATAGCACAACAATATTATGAGGGAAAATTTCCGAATCCCCTCTCGTTAACAACTGAAATTTGTGATTAATGGCAAAAACATTTAATACAGGAACTTCGATCCTATCAAAACCAAAGAAGACAAGTCAAGGAAAAGGTAAGCATACAAAATATTCCGCTACCTCTCGTAATCAAGCAAGAAAGAGATCACGGGGTCAGGGTAAGTGAAATGCTGGCACTGTGATACCGAACTCATATGGGGAGGTGATAATGATTGTGAGGGGTTTGCAGAAGAATATAGTTTTGTGACGAATCTACATTGCCCCAAATGTGATTCTTATGTTGAGGTCTACTATCCAAAAAAAGAAGAATAAACATGTATAGTTACAATGATTTAATTTCATCTCTGCAAGACATCAAAACCTGCTTACAACCAAGTTTAATTGAAGGAGCAGGAGTTGGTGTTTTTGCTTTAAGAGATATTAAACAAGATGAACCCCTTTATGATAAAAAATATTGGAACCATTTTAAAAATTATGAAGTTCACTGGAAAGATGTAGAAAAACTTGTTGGATCTAAAATTGAAAAGTATGTTGAAAGAATGTGTATGTATGTTCCAGAGACAGAATCCTACATACTCGACGTTCCTTTGAATATGTTATACACTGAATATTATATAAATCATTCACATACTCCAAATTTATTTTGGGATCGAAAAACACACGAGTTCTTTGCAATACGAGATATTCAAGAGGGTGAAGAACTTACATCATACTACCGACCTGATGAAAGAGATTGGGAACTTAACGAAGATTAATTATGAGCACACTAATTACAAATTTACCCGCAATTGATGTCTGGGTAAGAAAAGAATATTTAACCGACCATCAAAGTGGTCATGGTGAATTTGAGAAAGGTGTTTGGGTAAGTGCGAAAAGTATGCCTGGTCGTGCCTTTTATTTTGAGACATATCTTCCCGAATATGCAGCAATGTTTGATAAATTACCAATTTCAGCATTTTTATCTCAACCAAAAACACCTGATCCTGATATGACCTTGCATAATTTGCAATTTTGGAACTGTATGGACTATGGAATTGTTGCAGTTCAGAAACAATTCATCGGTTCAATGCATTATGAGGTCTATACAAGAGATTTTGGCACTCAAACAGGCACTTATGTCTGTACTTTAGATAATTATCACTCTGATGTTGACGCAATCGACTATTCAACAAGTGAAGTACCTGCTGAACATAAGTCTCATAACATCATTGAACTTGATAATGGGCAGTATTGTCTCTATCCAAACAACCGAATGAGGATTTACGATAACAGCATCACTCCAGAGACACCAAAAGTGCCTGATTTTAAGGTTTCAACAGTTTATTATCAAGTTGAAAATGGACATGATCGTGATGGATTAGGTAATGAAGACAATTATTTCTGGAAAACTACAAAAGAACGTGGAGAAAGTAAAGAAAGAAAACCATTTGAACCCGTAGGAACAGGAAATACTGCGATTACAGGCACTGTAAATATTGATATTGAACCAGAGTTGGGATAAGTGTTGTAGAACTCACATAAATAAAGTGAGTAAACTCTTATCGAATGTACGGACAACGTGTTTCGAGGTCATTTAAAGACATAAGTTTGTCTTTTGACCCTCATCCAGTCACTAAAGATCTTCCAGTTCTTAAAAATGCGAACGCAATACGTCGTTCTGTTCGTAATTTGGTACAAACAATTCCTGGTGAGCGATTTTTTAATCCTCTTTTGGGGTCATCGGTATATGAAACGTTATTTGATCTAGCAACTTTTGGTACATCAACTCTAATTGAGAAAGAAATTATTAACACAGTTGAAAATTTTGAACCACGAGTTAGTAATGTCGATGTTCAAGTTGATCCAAGGTTTGATCAAAATAATTTCGATGTAACAATCTTCTTTGATATTGTAGGATTAGAGTTACCAACTCAAGAATTTTCATTTATCCTAGAAGCAACTCGATAATATGCCTTTTACTAAGTTTACAAATCTAGATTTTGATCAGATTAAATCCGAAATTAAGAGTTATTTAAGAGCAAACTCTAATTTTAAAGATTTTGACTTTGAGGGATCGAATTTTTCAGTCCTGATAGACACGTTAGCGTATAATACTTACATAACTGCCTTTAACTCAAACATGGTTGTGAATGAATCTTTCTTAGATTCAGCAACTTTGCGTGAAAATGTGGTTTCACTGGCAAGAAATATTGGATATGTTCCTCGATCAAGATCTGCATCAAAGGCACAAGTCAGTTTTTCAATCAATACTACATCTACCGCATCAACTTTAACACTTGGAGCAGGTCTAGTATGTGTTGGTGCATCTGAAAACTCAACTGTGATGTTTTCTATACCCTCTCCAATAGTCACAACAATCAATAATGGTGTTGCAAACTTCAATAATATAGATGTTTTACAAGGAACATACTTAAGAAAACAATTTATAGTTAATGGATCTCTTGATCAAAGGTTTTTACTTGATAATTCATTCATTGATACCTCTACTATTGTCGTAAAAGTCAAAGGTATTTCTGATACTGGTACTTTAGGTAGGGAATATTCACTTGCAAGTAACATTTTGAACTTAGATGGTACATCTGAGACCTATTTGATACAAGAAGTTCAAGATGAAAAGTATGAATTACTATTTGGGGACGGATATTTTGGTAAAAAACTTGAAAATGGTGCAATAATCACTGTAACTTACATTATTACTGATGGATCAGATGGAAATGGGTCTGCAAACTTCTCATATTCTGGTAGAGTTTTGGATGATAACGGAAATCCAGTTGTTCCAACCAATAATGTTACAATAACCACTAATTCTGTTGCTGCAAATGGTGGTGAAATAGAAAGTATAGACTCAATTAAGTATTTTGCACCACGTATTTACGCTTCACAGTACCGTGCAGTGACCGCTAGAGACTATGAAGCAATAATTCAGTCAATATACCCCAATACAGAGTCTGTATCGGTTGTAGGAGGTGAGGAACTTGACCCACCAGAGTTTGGACAAGTCTTAATTAGCATAAAACCAAAGAATGGTGACTTTGTTTCTGACTTTGATAAGCAAAATATACAATCAAAACTCAAAAACTACTCATTATCAGGTATAAATCAAAAAATTATCGACCTTAAGGTGCTATTTGTAGAAATTGATAGTGCAGTTTACTACAATAGTTCACAAGTTTCTAATGTGAATGATATAAAGAGTAAAGTTACGAGTATTTTAAATACATTTTCCACTTCAAACATCAATAAATTTGGTGGGAGGTTCAAATATAGTAAATTAGGTCAAATTATTGATGGTGCAGACTCATCAATCACTTCAAACATTACTAGAATCATAATTCGACGCAATATGAAGGCATTATTAAACCAATCTGCACAATATGAACTATGTTATGGTAATGCATTCAAGAAAAATTCTGGTGGATTCAATATTAAGAGCACAGGTTTTACAATAGCGAACCAATCTGGAACTTTATACTTCACAGATGTTCCAAATACTGATAATGATATGGGAACCTTATCTGTTGTTAAAGAATCAACAGAAGCAAACAAATTTATTGTTGTGGTAAAATCTGCTGGATCAGTTGATTATAAAAAGGGTGAAGTTATTATCAATACAATTAATGTTACTTCAACTATTCAACCTAACAACATTATCGAAATACAGGCATTTCCAGATTCAAATGATGTAATTGGTTTGAAGGACTTATATTTGAGTTTTTCTGTTGCTGATAGTACAATAAATATGGTTAAGGATACAATTTCATCTGGAGAGCAGATATCTGGTGTCGGATATAAGACAACATCAAGTTATTTGAATGGAAGTCTAAA